CCCTCATTGAGCGCACCCTTTCGCAGATTGCATGACTTGCATAACACTCTTAGATTATCAAGGCTGTGGTCTCCACCTACCTTGCGTGGGATGATGTGATCGATGTGCATCTCACCCTCATCTGTGCCACATAACTGACACATACGACCATCACGCGAGAAGATGCGTTCGCGCTGTTCGCGGTAACGCCTGCTGTTCAACTTATCAATAGCCATTAGATGTCATCATAACAGTTACCACATAACCACCAAGCATGCACCTCGATGAGCTCTGACTCTGGTGTGTCAGTCTCACATCTGGTGCACTTGATAGTGCATTCATCTAATGCCATCCCTTAGCCTTCCAATGTGCAAGGGCTATGCATGGTTCACCATACCTATGCCCTATGTACTTCAATCCCCATTGTATCTGAGTATAACCATCTTGGTCTTTAAGCCATGTACTTCTACCTTGAGGAATACCATAGTGAGATCCATTAGCAGCTTTAGGATTCCAAGCACTCTCTTTACCATAGAGTATAGATAGACATTTATACTGCTTATAGTTATAGCCTAATGAATGTAATGCATACTCTTTGTAGCTTATGTATTGCACTGGTTTAGAGCCACCTGCTTCAGGCACTAGCAATAGAGCTATCCCAATAGCTACTAGCACCCCGCGAGCTACGCCCCTCAAGGGCTCGCGGTGAGCCTTTGAAAGGCTCTGCGCCGTTAGCGTACCATTGATGTCAAATTCATTTGTATAAGTCCTGCTCAGAGCGGTGTTTCGTTTCATAGATCCTCCTAATCACCGGCTGTGGATAACTTCTGTGGATAACTATTTATCCGTACTATAGAAGCCCTTACCCTTAAAGTGCGTAGCTGCTGCCCCTATGACCTTGACCATCGGCTCATTACAGTAATTGCATAGAACTACTGGTCGATTGTGCCATCCATGATTGATCTCTTGATTGAGATTGCATCGAGTGCATTTGTAATCGTAGGCTGGCAAGTTAAGCACTTCCTTATCATGTATGACCCACATCCAGAGCATCGGTCTATGTCTGCCTCTGTGGGTTCGCTAGTAATGTGACCATACTTTAGTTGAAGTAGCGGTAAGAGATCCTCTAAGCGGATGATGGCGGCATACTCACGCGCATCTTCACCCTGTCCGTTTAGTCGTATAACTCCAAAGCCCAATTCCCCCGAAAGAGCTGTGCGAGCCTTTAATTGTTTAATGTAAGCCAATGGTTGAAATCCAGCGCGGGCTTTGACTTCAACATCGAACGGAACATTAACAATGTCCTTACCGCTACCCCTTCCCACACATGCGCCTTGCCAGACAGTCGATAGGTACTGTGCAACAACACGCTCTGTGCGGAAACCTCTGTGTTTCCTGTGCTGACTAGGCATCAAGCATGAAGCCCATGACTAGACCGCCAATAAACATTGTAATCATCATAGCCGTAAAGAGCTTGTCATTAACCATTGACTGCCTTGCACTTTCTGCACTGCCATGTGCCAGCGGTTAGCACCCCATCCTTGATTACTGCTGGGATGATAATGTCATGAGCTTCTGTCGGCTCATTGCAGAGCTGACAGTTAATGACTGTGATCATAGGAATATCATCCAGATCAGTCCATTCACCATCTTTGTCTATGTTATAAACCTCAATGTACCCCATTACACTCTCGCCTTCTGTGGTTGGAACTTCCCATCTGATCCCAAGTTGTACCACTTGGTAGGGCATCTATGTGCCGATGAGATCGCTGTATTGCAGAAGTAGCCACCCCATGCCTTGCCATTCTTTTGACCCTCACGCCATATCATGTGTCCATGTTCGCATGATGGTGCTTCTACTGCCTCACCTGTTCCCATGATTGCAGCTACATTCTCCATCGCCTTATCCAGCGTGACCGGTGCATCCACTACGCCCTTATATTGTCCGACAGGTGTAGTCCAGTAATCCTGATCATCTGGCTTAACATCTGCGATTGCTGGCTTTGCTGGCTTAGAAGCTACAACCTTGCTCATCTCTTCTCGGCTTGGTCTCTTTCCTTTAGCAGCATAACCTGCATTTGCAAGTGCCCGACCGATTGCCGAAGTTTCACAATTCTCCAATGCAGAAGTCTGATTAACGCCGCGATCAGTAACCTTTTCCTCAGCGAGTCCTGTTGAAAACGCGGAGCTGCATTGAGCAGTCTTAAATAAATACGCTTTGACAATGTATCGATCCTTTTCGCACACTTCCAGTTCAGTCGATATGCGGAAATCTGGATAGTCCTTAATAAACTTTTCAAGTCTCACCTCGACTGTCTCGTAATCGGCTAAATTAAACATAGAGCTCATTCTCCTCGGTTGCTAGTTGTCCTGCGAGTGCGCCATAGCTGCATAGATCGACCCAGTTATCGATGTGTTGAGCGGATTGATTAGTCCTTGCAAGTTTAACGAGCACCATGATCCCTGCGACTTGATAATCATGGATCGGTGTTTGTAGGTATGCACTGAGCAGCATTGCGGTGTGTTGCAGGTTATCCGCAGGATGACCATACGATAGCCCACGATCACGGATCGTGTCTGTGGCTGATAAGAGGATTTCATTAGCGCGCATCTGTTGTCACTCGCTGAAATGACTTAGCCACGATCAAGCCTTCACGCTTGCCTTCATTAAAGCCTTTAGCCCAGCCTACTAAATACCATAAAGCATTAGCTGCTAGAAGCAGCACTATCATTGGTGTCTCAAAGCTCATTCTTTTGCCTATCTGTAGCAGTGCCCTTGACTGCTTACAAACTTAGTGTGACATAAAGGGCAGACTAATCAAACACATTCTGATAACGAAATGGTAACGATTATCTAGGTCTGCCGTAGGACTTTCCAGACACGATGAATGTGCCGTCCTTCTCGATGTTAATAAGATCGACCTGCACCTTAGCCTTGTTCACATAGATGATGGCGAAAGCCTGTTGCCAGTTAGCCACACCCTTAGTGTAAGCAGCTTGCTTAAAGTCCATCAAGTTGCCTACCTCGACACCATGCAGGACACGCCCTATACGACCCCCAGAAGCCTCTGAGAAGGCACTACGCCCTGCTCTGTGAGTATGTCCTGAGATGACATTCTTTCCATGCCTACGAGCCGCTTCAAGGGCTGATAAGCCCCCCTGTGGCTTCATGGGTGTGTGATCTCCATGCACTGCAATCCAGTTAGGTGCAATAGGCATAGGGTTCTTATGGAAGCTAATACCTAACTCATCAAACTTCATAAACTTCTCAAAGCGCAGCTCAGGCAATGCACCAAAAGCCGGTACTTTAGCCATGATGATGTTATACAGGCGATCTGTGTGATTGCTACGTATGCAATCTGTAACGCCTAATTCCCAAAGAAGCTGAACAGCCTCATTGCGGTCATCATCTAGGGTCTGAGCATAAGAGCCCATGCGCCCTTCTTCCCACTTGCTTATCTGTGGAAGGTCGATCTCATCACCAATGGTGACTACTTGATCTGGCTTAAACTTAGAAATGAAGCTTGCAAGGTTACGAGTTGCAACCCTGTCATGGTAAGGGACTTGTAAATCCGAGACTACGACTATTCGCTTAATCGTCATCCTCATCTTCATAATCGCCAAACTTCTCTGGCGCAATCGGATCTGGCAGAATCCAATGAGGGTAAGCCTGAGGCTCTGTAATCATGAACATCGCTATGTCCTCAGCAAACCCAGCACGCTTTAATGAACAGAAGTACTCATAAAGCCCAATGCAATAAGCATCAAGCTTTGAGTATCCTTGCTCCTCTAATGCCTTAGTTGCTTTTCTTGCCATAGTAGAATGTTACCTGTCAAGAAGTATGTTATAGATCTCATCCACTCGCGTGTTGAGTCTTTTAATCTCAGACAACAGGTGTGTAATTACATAGCCAGACAATCCACCGATGATTGTTATCGTAGCGATGTAAAGCGTGAAGAAGTCTGACTGTGTCACTTTTTGATGCCGAGTGCTGGATCGTTAGGCGATAGGAATCGCAGTACAGGTGGAAGGATTGAAGCAATACCAGCAGCGATTAAAGCTTTAGGATCTGTAACCCCAGCTGCTGCCATTGAAATTACTGCTACCAAAAAGGCTCTAGCCCATGAACCTGCTGCTGTCTTTAGTTCATTCATTATTCTCCGCCTAACATAGATACTTGATAAAAAGCACCATCATTGTCAGCTTCTTTCTTAAAGCTAACATGGCAGTGCTTAGAGTGTTTGTTAGCCCCTGTGTACTTGCGCCACTTCCAGTTAAGGATGCTGGAGCAGATTCGTCCATCGAAAATGATGTAACTAATACGCGTGTCTGCTTTTGACTTGGACAAGGTACGAAGCTGATCGACAAGATCTCCCATGATGTCGGGCTTGCCCCCCTTGAATAGATCTTTGTCCACATCAATGGCGCGAACCCAACCCTGCTCATCTGGATTATGATCAGACTTGCGAGCAGCGTGTCGGGTATCACCGATCCAACCATCCGATGTGCGGTCACGATCTGGGAACGAGTCATCGATCTGCTCTCTTAACTGGGAAGCAGCTTTAGAGAGTTTTGCTTTCACTTATAATCCGAGTGCCTTTAGATCATCAGCAGTCAATCCGAGCGCAGCTAGTTTAGCCAGTGCTGTTGCTTTGTCTGCTTCTTTTTGTAATAACTCTGCATCTTTAATTGCTACATCTTCAAGATTTTTATTTATTTGATTTTGGTATGCAGTTAGTTCATCACCTGTCAATTCAGTAACTGTGCCATTGATGTCTATGAGTACCTGATTAATTGTCATTTTTGATCCTTAACTGTTCTGTAATCCAAATACGCGAATTTCGCCTGTCATTGATGCCCCACCATTGGTGTAAATTTTTATTCCATCAAAAGCAGTAGAAGTTCTAAAATTGCCAGTTGTTCCAAAATACGCAAAAGAAGAATCTGTGCGCAATGAATCCACTCTACCTTGAAAACTGGTATTTCTTGCCAATTTTGGACCAGTTAGCAAGACCTGATAAGTTGTGTAATAAGTCGGTTCAACAGTTCCCATAAATTGCCAAGATGACGCCGCTAACGCTGTATCAGCAACCACTAAAGTTCCTGCATTTCGTCCTCTAATTCCGACATAATCATAAAATGATGTCGAATCATCTGCACCAGACGCACGCAATCTAAAAGAAATGTTATCGCTTGCTGAAGTAATCATTGTAAAGTTTATAATGTAATTGTCATAAGTTGTTGTAAAAATAGAATCCATTGCTTTTGAAGTTACCGCAGCCATTGTTTGGCTTGAAATTAAAGTCATTGCACCGCTCGAGGTCGCAGCCCATGAGAAGTCCATGTCTGTGTTAGATGCTTTAGTTAATACCTGTCCAGTCGTGCCACCTTTAAGATCGACAAGCGAAGCATCGATAGAGTCGCCTAGTGTCTCAATGGCTACTGCGCCATTCTTTACTAAGTCGCTGGATGTTGGAACGCTCCAGCCGAAATTGGGTGTAGTAGTTGCCATTAGGTTAGTGCTCCAGTCGCGTTAGTCCAAGTAAGTGTACCATTTACGCCTGTCCAGATTAGTGAGGCAGGCAATACTGTTTCCCATTGAGTCGTGCTCAGTGAGAAGTCTGTAGCTGAGATGTAGAGGGTAATCTCAGTAAAGCTAGGGGTAGCGCGTAGGGCTACATTCTCCACAAAGCCATCGAACTGACCCTCTAGAAGATTGCTCGGCAAGTTAGTTACAAGTACCGGCTGACCAAAAAAGACACCGATGAGGTTGTCAAGCATGGCAGAAGGCATGTCTGGATTATCTAGACGAAAAGTAATTGCGCCCAATGAACCGCGTGGATTTTTTCGCAGGTTCAACTCTCTAGAGGCGATGTCAGTGATGTCTGCAAGGTTCTTAATGTTAGAGTCAAATGAACGCTCAAAGAGCCCGTAAGAGGCTATAGAGTCCGCATTAGAGGTGCTGTAGGTTGAGCCGTATCCTGTGGAGTATCTGTAGATAAGGCTGTTACGGATACGAGCAGTCTGAGTTGTTGAGGTGATAGAGCTTGGTGTTGCATACGAGCCATCAAGGTTAGTGAAGCCATTTGCTGCGAGATAGTTAGATCTGTGATCCGCATCGTCATAATTGACATCTCCATTCTTGCCTTCACTGAGCTGACCCAATGCGCTATTAGCGATCTGATCTGCAAGAGTCTGGGACTTAGCAGAAGCACTAGCAGCTAAAGAAATCATCGTGTAGAAGCCTGAGTCGATAGTGCCGATGTAGGACTCTGCATTAGCCCAAGTGACATCTGCTGGATAGGTTGCCCATGTAACAGTTGGAGTGACTTCTGCCCATGTTAGGTTAAGGGCTGAACTCAGAATGGCTGCGATCTGCGCGCCATCTAAGCCTTCTGCAAGAGCTGTGTTATAGACCGCTTTAGTTAGTTTAGCAAGTGATCCAATGCCCAAAATCGTGCCTGTGGTGACATAGCCTGATTCTTCTGGGCTTCTGACACCAATGTTAAAGTCTGATACTTCTCCACCGAATACAGTTACATAAGTGCCAGATGAGTTTTTAAGTTCTAGAAGGATTGGCTCTGTGACATTGATGGTAAAAGGTGTGTTATCAGTATTAATGATTTCTACTCGGCAGTAACCTGCTGTGCATTGGCGATCAATGTCTAAGCGACCGGAGGCATAGGAAACAGAGGTGACAGTCGTATAGACATCATCACCTACTGTAACTCGCCATTCGGGAAGCCATGTCATGCTATTTCCAATAATGTTCCACGACTTTGTGCTTCACGAAGCACATTGCTAATAGCCTCAGCAATAGCGTTAGGGTCTCCCACGCCTGCGTTTACAGTAATGTTGAAGTCTCTGTCTCTTGAACCTACTGCGCCTGAGTTGAAAAGGCTTCCGCCTTCTGCTGCTCTAAATGTTCCAGCACTAAATGAGTTGATTGTTCCCTTTGCAAAAGAATTGACCAGAGCATTAAATGCGCCTGAATCTTCAATCGCTTGGAATACAGTGGCAGCACCATCAATAAGTTTAATAAATTCTTTTCCATTTTCACCAATAACGGAAACCACTCCACCAAGTTCTGTAACTGCTTTATTGATTTCTGCAGTAGTTTCTTTAGGAAGTATTGGCTTATCGCCGCCGAGAATAGCACCTGTGCCAGTCCCCGTACCAGTCCCCGTACCAGTTCCAGTACCAGTTCCAGTACCGCCTGTGCCTGCGCCGCCTGTGCCTGCGCCGCCTGTGCCTGCGCCGCCTGTGCCTGTGCCGCCGCCACCTGTACCACCGCCACCTGTACCACCGCCGCCGCCGCCGCCGCCGCCGCCGCCGCCGCCGCCAAGAATAGGCATTTTGACTTGAGCCAATAAAGCAAGCATTTCGCGAATCTTACGAAGTGCCTCATCTAAATTCTTTTGGTCAATTAGATCTTTAGGCGTTAGACCCTTAAGAATAGATTCAATAGCAGACATCTGATTTTTTTGACCGCTTAGAACACCAAGGATCTTTAGATCTTCATTAAGTTTAGCTGTTGCAAGAGTAATTGCTGCTTCATCTTTAGAAGCAATAGCATCTTCAAGTGCAAGGATTGACTTCTTGACATTAAGGCGAGCAGTGTCATTAGCAATCTGTAAGATTTGAGCCGCATCTGTTGCTTTGCCTAATTGCTGGGCTTGATTAGTAAGAGCTGCTGCAATCTGGATCTTGTCCATGTCAAAGACATCGCTGCCCTTGTTAAGAGCAAGGTTAGCCTTATCGATTGCAGCCTGTAACTTCTTGTCCTTGGTTATCTTGGCTTGATTGTTAGCTTGAGTAGTGGTGAGTTTAGTAATCTCTTTTTGCTGCTTGATCTGACTTTGACCAGATACAGACATCCCAGTACTAAAAGGCTTAGGCTTCTTTTTCATAAAGCCAGAAGGATCGCCCTCTACGATAAGATTTACGAATGGTGAAGTTTTCTCAACGAAGGCTGCGAGGCTTCCAGATACAGCCATAAGTGGAGCATTGATTGTCTTAACTATCTTGCTAAGTGTGACCAAGAAAGCTGCTGCATTGGTTGCGGCAGTTTCCATGTCTGTTGCTAATTCTTCTACTGAGGTATTACCGCTTAAAACTAATAATGAATCAACAATTCCTTTACCAAGGATCTCAGAGACATTAGCAGAAGCAACTTCAAGCTTTGCCATTGAACCTGCAAGGCTGTTGGCTGCCTCTGTTGCTGAACCCTTAAAAGTGTCTGCAAGATCATTAGTCACTTCCAAGAAAGACTTAGTCTTAAGATCTGTCTTAGAAATGCCTACACCTAAACGAGTAAGTGCTGTGTTATTGCCTAAGTAAGCACGACTTAGAGCTGTAGTAACTGCGCCTAAGTCCTTACCAGTTGAGGCGCTTATGTCTAATGCAAGATTAAGCAATCTTTGTGACTCGGCAGAATCCCGAGTGGCTACCGCTAGTGTCTGATAAGCGGGACGAAGAAGATCATCGACAATCCCGAATTCGCTCTGTAGTCGTTGGATGTACGCTTCTGAGGAAGCTGCATCTCTACCAAGTCCAACATTCTTGAGAGCTAGTGCAAGTTGCTTCTGTGCCTTCTCATCTTCTGCTGCTGCCTTGACTGCTTTCTTTCCATAAGCAAGAATCGCCTGACCGCCAAAAGCAAGCCCTAAAGCCCCAGCAAGTTTCTTGACATTCTTGCTCATCTTGTCTGTTGCTGTTTCGGCTTGTTTGAAAGCCTTTTTGCCAGTAAATTCGGCAGCAATGTCAATCTTTACATCTGCTGCCATTACTTTGCCTTCACTCTCTGCTCAAATTTAACTTTAGAATCTTCGATGGCTTTAATAACTGCTGCGTTAGCCTTGCCCTGATCTTCAGCCCATGCACGAAAGATTGCGCGACCTTTCATCTTACGAGAAGCGCGACCTGCTTGACCTGTTTGTCTTTGATAAGCATTGACAATGGGTGAAGTCCGATTCATTGCATCGACAAATTGCTGACCAGCATTTGGGTTATTGCTCTTGCCGACATTCTTTCCTGTACTCGTTTCATAACTATGCATACCAATAGCAGGATTAGAGCTAGGAATATTTACTTGACGCATTTTTGCCTGTGGTCTGCCCCCGGGGTTTAATCGACCAGCAGTCTCATAAATAGATCCAGATGGTGAAGCATTAACAATGCGAGCAAGAGAACGAAAACCTGAACGATTAGGCTTTGATGGTGATGTCTTATACCCAACGCCACGCTTGGCTTCAGAAGATGACCAAGCTCGATTGCCCCATGTGCCGTTACCACTTTTAGCCCATCCACTTAAAGGTGCAGATGATGGAATGAAACCGCGAGCCTTAGCAGTAATAGGCTTCAGGATTGCAGCGATCTCTTTCTGAGTTTCTTTAGCAAGATCAGGTGTGAACTCTCTAAGGGCTTTACGAAGTGCGATTCCGCCTTTTACCTCTGTTGGCATCGCTCACCTCTTTCGCTTCATCCTTGAGCCCTAGCACTAATGCATCGAGCATATTCTTATCTAGATCTAATAACTGCTGTGGCGAGATCCCTAACCTAATGCTCAAGCGAGCGATTAAGTAGGTGAACGGGAGATCTCGCTTTAAGCTAAAGGGTCTGAATCAAGCACCTCGACACTTTTAAGTGTCTCAATGAAATCCATCCCGAAAGGCTTGACAGTTTCACCTGACCTGCGTGTTACTTCCCATGCTAACCAATAGACATCGCTCTGTTTTTCTTCATCGCGAAACGCCTTATGGAAGCCCTTTTTAGCGTATTGCTCAAATGAGTACTCCACTGCTGGAGTGATCTCGCCTTCCAATACGCTTCCATCTGTACGAACGATCTTTAGTTTTGCCATGGTTTGCCCCTTTGTTTAGTTTCTTAGAATGTGCCTGTTGTGGCTACTGCAACTGTTGAGTTAGCAGTGAATGTGATTGACTGTGTAGACATATCACCAACAGCACCATTGATGTCTGTTGTGTTATTGACTAGCAGTGACACTGTGTAAAGAGGGTTAGTAGCAGATACTGCTGTTCCCTTTTCCTGTAGGAATACACATGTGACTGTGGTTCCCCATGCAGCTTGTAGTGTTGCCAATACATTCGCTGATGCTGTGTCGTTTAGGAAGTCGATTGTTACAGATGATGCTTCTAAGCCCTTAACGAACTTATGTGCTGTGTCACCCATTGCAGTTACTTCTAGCTCATCGAATGTGCGGTTAAGAGTAATAGATGTTACATGGTCAGAAAGATCAACAGTGTTAATCTTCACGCCTACTTTATTGTTTAGAAATACAGCCATGAGATTATTCCTCGTCTTTCTTAGTAGTTACTGGCTTTGGTGCTGGTGTGCTTACTTGCCCGATTTTCTTCAGGAAGTCAGCGTTTTCTTGTTCCCACTCGGACATGTTTAGCTCCAACTCGTTAGGATATTGACGGACATCTCGCAGCTGAGTAGGTCACCCGATGCAGCGTTGAGAATACTTGGTGCGCTTATCGCGCTTACATTATAGACGAGAGATGATGCTGCGAGCTTAGCGAACACGCTACAAACAGTATCTTCGATCCCGTTAAGGTTTCCTTCATTGTCAAACAATGGAACAGTCATAACAATCTTAAAGTTAGCCATTGGGCTAATTGTGATGTGTTGATTGTTGCTAGGTGTTAAATATGGATCATTTGGAGACACGATCACAGAGTTAGCAAGTACTGTTGCCGGTGGAAAAGCAAAAGTCTGCCACTTAGCGTTATCCACTAAAGCCGTTGCTAGTGTCGTTCTGAGAGTAGTGATAGCAACAGGCATTATCCCACCATCGAGCGAGGGTCTAGTGCGTGTGCGATCAATCCTCGCACCTTAGCGAGAAGCTGTGCGCTCATTCGGTAAGGGCTTGGCTGGAAATCGACAGCGTTACT